CCTTCTGCCTCTGTCTGTATTTTGAATACTTCTATTTCTTCACGCTTATTTATAATCTGTTGTTCTTGTTCAGCCTGTGCATTCAGAATCTCGTTCAGTTCCTTCTTACGTGTCAAACTGGAAGCTTCTATGATTAGACCATCTGGTATGTTAAAGCCCATGTCTTTAAGCGTTAGAAGCTGGCTAAATTGCTGTTGGCGCTGTGTATCTGTCTCAAGACCTTCCTCTACAACTACATCATATCTAGCAAACATTCCGCTATAGAACTCGTCGGACACTGGTTTCTTTGTGATGAGAGCGACTTTTTCAGGTGTATAGTTCTTTTGAATAAGATGCATAACCTTCTTACCAAGGATCTTTTGACTCTCTCCCAAGCTGTCATAGACGTTTCTGAGGCTAATGAGTCCTGATGCTTGTCGCATTTTGGCAAGGATTGCAGCAGTTTCAACTTTCTCATTCTCTGGCATTCCCAGCATTTCAGGATTAATGCCAAGGATGTTGGGGATATCCTTTTCAAACGCATCCATGAGGGCAAATTGCGACTCGGGGATAGTTGGCGCGTCAATTCTACGCAGGTCTGTATCAATATTCGCTTCAGGTTTAACGAATAGCACTTGACCGTTTCCTGTTTTGAAGAGAGAAGAATTGTTTGTAACTGCTCCTGTCTTTGCAATCCATCCGGAGTTAAGTTGTGCATCTAGAATATCCACCATTTTTGAGCGACGTTTGTTTAATTCCACCTGAGGATCGCGGATAAATCTGACGAGGGATTGCAACTTCCATGTATAAAGATCATATGAAGGCTCATAGCACACCCAAATAGGCACAAAAGGATAATCATTAATGCCAAAAGGGTCTTTTCCATAGTACATCAACTCCCCTTCAACGATTATTCCTAATTCCACGGTTCTAACAGGCTTTCTTATTACTTTTAGGCCAGGAGTAAGGCTCGTTATAAGCTTGAGACGTTCTCTAGAGCCTTTCCACTCTGTTGTTTCACCTGTAGCCATATCTACGAGTACATCTTTCACTTCCCACTTAGGTTTCCAGTATTCAGTATAGTTAAGTAGTTTTTGCATGCCGAATTGACGTGCGTATGGCATGAAAGTGAATTTATCGTCCCTAGAACCATATGGGAGAGCATTTATCTCATCCTCTTTATCAGGCAATAATGAAATAACTTCAGTACGAGATAAGAATTTTCGTCTAGCAATAAAGCCACAATCGGATAAGTCTCTTTCATAAAAGAATGGGTCCCAAATAACTGAGTTCCAATTGTCTAAATGGAACTTTATGTCTCCTGATACTGGATCATCTCTATAATCAATGTAGGGTGAAATCCATGATAGTCCTGTTATACAGGCATCCTTGAAGGCACAGGATAGCTTCTCATACCCACCTCCATGCGTCATGACATATTGACCTACATCTGTAAGAATATCTGCTGTTTCTGAAGATGAATCCTCAATAGGCGTATAAACTGTAGACATACGATTAGAACGCTGTATACCTTCAACAAGGTTAATCATCCTGCGAATCATATTGTATGTAAATGAGCTACGTCTTTGATTATTAAGATAGCTTAACTCTTCAAGAGACCATTGGTTCATTTTCTGTTACTTTTATGACCACTTTCGTGGCGGGGAAACTTCTTCGAATCTCCCTCTCTATGTTTCCATAGAGTTCAGACTATCGCATCCGCTTTGAGCGGGTTTCTCACTTAGTCGTTCAGGCTGTAATTTACGAAATATTGTCCATTGTGGTCGTGGATGTGAATCAATTGCATTAGTACATTGGATATAGTTACCTTTGTCTTCCATAATCCTGTAATTTCCGTACTCTTTTTTAATAGTTTCAATTGTCCAATATTTTATTGTCATACTTGCCCCCTGTTGTCCTTCAGCCTAGGCTGCGAGGAGTTCCAAGTCAATCAGAGAAACTTTATTCTGGGCAACAATTCTACCCAGATAGAAAGATTGATCACGGTATGCTTCAGCATAAAATGTATTTAGTTGCTGATAGGCCCGTTCATATTCTTCCCCAAAATTCTTTACAATATTTAAGTTTTCTTGTAGGCGCGCATTGCCTTTAATTGCTTTTTTTATCGTAGTCATTCAGAAAATCTCGTGCATCGTCTGAATAATTAGACATGGGATTAGCCATAGACTCACCTTTGTTAAGTCCGTATGGTATGCAAAGATCAGTTTATTAGTAAACTTTAATGTTTATCTCTTAACCCATTGAATCCGAACATGACATTTTGAACAGTTCTTGCTACAGAAAATCTGCCTGTTACCATTGTATGGAAGGAATTCTGATTTACAAAATTCACATATTTTTGGTTCGGAAGGGATTTTGTTCTTTTCTCTTCGTGCTTTACGAAAAGAAACTTGTGTGATCTCTCTATTTGCTTGTATGGAGCACTGAAGGGAGCAATACTTGATTTTGTGTAGACCTTTTTGGAAAGTCTCACCACATAGTTTGCAGATCCTTTCTTCAGGAATCAGACGTCGTAGTTCAGTCACTGGGAATTCTCACTACATCTTCACCACAACTGAAGCAGAAGTAGTCGTCATGCTTTTCTTTATCTAGGAAGGTACGCAAGCACTTACTACATACGTACCGATACATCCCGTATTTTCTTAACGAGCATATTTTTCTTTCGCGTAACTTGCAGATCATCAGTATAATCCTTCAGTGCAAACCAAGTTTTATCTTGTCTGTAAATATACCAAATGGAACTATTTCTTTTTCTTTGGCATTGCCTTATCGCATACTTTATCGCGTTTAATGTCCATTTTGACAAGCTTATCCATGCCCTTGTCGATCTTCTTCTTTTCATTCTTAATAGCCTTGTCCATACAAATCCTATGGGTGTACGTTTAACTGTAAATCATCTTCAGGAGATTGATTTGCGTCAACTAAGTCTTTAGCAAATCCTTGGCTTTGCACGATATTCATTGATACTGTGCAACTTGTGAGTGAAATCAACAGTAGTATGTATACAAAAAGCATAGTTGGTTCACAATTATGAGTGGTACGAATATGCTTATGAAACCTGTTATAAATTCTTTCATATTATTTATTTTCTTTAGTATTGTGAAAAAGATATTTCCAAAAAGGAAATTTCGCAAGAAAATCTGGAGTACCCCATAAAGGTAAATGTGCTACTACATGAACTATTTTTATTTCAGAATTTTTTGCATCGTAAATCACGATTAGTGACCCTATATCTGGTTGAATTTTATCAGTTTTAACCCATTCTTTCATATTAATTACTCGGGTTAGGTCTTGGTATTTGTAATGGAGCGCCTCTAGGCCTAGGAAATTGATAAGGAGGATCTCTATATCTTGGTGGTGGTGGTCTAGGTATCGATACTGTCATTTATTAACCTATTAAACCTTTTAAAACTAAAATAGAAAGTATTGTTCCTGAAAAAACGGCAAGAAATACTGTTACAAACATATTCCATTCAATCATGATTTATCTCTTAAATAATTGAATAATTTATTACCAAATAATAAAATAATTATAATAGAAAAGACTACAAATGCAAGCATACTCATTGCAAAAACTATAAAATAAAAAACATCTATCATGACTTGCTCTTTTTCTTTTTTTCTCGCATAAATTTGTTAAAAATAACTTCTAATACACCGGGAAATTCTATAATTCCTCTAAAGTCTTTTTGAGTAGATATACCAAATTTTACTCCATCATAATACATAAAGAAATTATTCCTTATTCCCTCAAAATTATATAAACTGAACGGAATAACAACAGTGTTTTCTTTATCAAAATCTAGATTATCATGTTGATAAATCATTATTTTCTTTATTCCTTGTCAAATTTATCGTCTAAATAATCAAATAATTTATATGATAAAAATAAAATAATTACACCAGAAAAAAGCAAGAATGAGAATGTAAAAAGTTCAAGAATGAGATAACAAAAATAATCTAACATTTCGCTTAAACTCTTGGTTCTATATCGTAAGATAAATTTATATAAACAAAATCATTTTTACTTTTCTCAAAACAATCCTCACATAGAATATATCCATATTTATCAGGATTATCTTTTAAAAATTTTTTTGTTAGTTTTTCACATAATTCACAACTCATATATCACAGCACTCTATCCATTCCATCATTACTAATTTACCCTATCATTGAATTCTGGATGTATTAGGTGAGCCTTAAATACTCGGGATTTCTCGGATTCTGTTGGCTCAGGTTCTCTCATTGAATTGCGTGAAATATCTGTGATCCTACTAACATCACTAGCATCAGTTTTACCAGACTTATCTATGCATGGGAAGCAAAACTTGAAGCAATTGCAGCTATCATGTATTTCAACTGATGTTCTAGCCTTGGCCTTAGCTTCAGCAGTTGGATGATCTATATCTACTTTTAACACAGGTGGTAACATAAAGCCTCCTATTCACTAAATCCTGACCACTTAACGATATACATGATCAATATGATCACTGCAAGACAAACTGCACCAAATGCCATTAAGAAGAGGAATTCCATTATGTTATATCAGGTGGGTTAGGCAGTG